GAGTATCTTTCCATTAAACAATCTAAAAAGGGAACTCTCAAACAAATTGTACCCCAGTATAATAAACTAAAGAACAATTATACACTTCTTTGGGACATGCCTTCAAATGAAGGATATATTAATTGTGTTTCTGTTATGCAAAAGTTCTTTGACCAGGGAATTAGTGTAAATGGTAGCTATAATCCCCAGAATTATCCAAATAATGAAGTGCCAATCAGTGTTATAGTCAATGACGTTCTTTCACTATACAAATATGGTGCAAAGACTGCATATTATCATAACACATATGATGGCAAAACTGATGATGTTTCTGCCGAAGAAATTAAAAATAATGATTTAATTTCCGAAATCTTATCATCAGAAGAAGAATGTATCGCATGTAACGTTTAATCTAGGAAATTTATGTCTAAAGTAAAAGGAATGACAGTTTTTAATACAGAAGAAATTAACACTAAAAAGCAAAAAATGTTTTTTAGTGCTCCATTGGGGATCCAACGATATGATGAGTATAAATACCCAATTTTTGAAAAACTCACACAACAGCAGCTCAGTTTCTTTTGGCGTCCAGAAGAAATAAATCTTCAAAAAGATAGGGCAGATTATCAGACTCTTCGCTCAGAGCAAAAACACATTTATACTTCTAATTTAAAGTATCAGATTATGCTTGATTCTGTTCAGGGTCGAGGAACTTCAATTGCTTTTCTGCCATATTGTTCTTTACCAGAACTTGAATCATGTATAGAAGCCTGGGGATTCATGGAAATGATCCATAGTCGATCATATACTTATATTATAAAAAATATCTATGCTAACCCATCTGAAATATTTGATACTATTATTGGTGATGAGAGAATTTTAGAAAGAGCCAAGAGTATTACTGATAATTACGATGAATATATTCAACATGCTCAACAATACTCTTCTTCAAATCTTTGGCAATTTAATAATGAGGGTGTAGATTTAGGTAAAAATGAGCTTTATGAGGTAAAGAGAAAACTTTATCGAGCCATAATGGCAGTGAATATCCTAGAAGGAATTCGCTTTTATGTTTCCTTTGCTTGTTCTTTTGCCTTTGGTGAGCTGAAGTTAATGGAAGGAAGTGCGAAGATTATTTCGCTAATTAGCCGCGATGAAGCGTGTCATTTAAATATAACCCAGAATATTCTTTCAAAATGGAAATCAGGCGACGATCCTGATATGATTAAAATTGCAAAAGAAGAAGAGCAATGGGTTTATAAGACATTTGAAGAAGCAGTTAATCAAGAAAAAAGATGGGCCGAATATATTTTTAAAGACGGCTCACTTATAGGGTTAAACTCCGCTCTTCTTTGTCAATATGTTGAGTGGGTTTGTAATAGACGTATGAAGGCTATTGGTTTTAAACCTCTTTATGATATTCCGGCCAATAATAATCCTCTTCCATGGACGGATAACTGGCTCAGTTCAAAGGGGGTGCAGGTTGCACCTCAAGAGGTCCAGATTACTTCTTATCTAGTAGGGGGTCTTAATCAGGACATTAAACCAGATAGTTTCGCCAACTTCAAACTTTGACTAAATATATTAGTCTGTTAGTACGACAATACTCCACAGACAGGATTAGGTGCTCATATGAGCACCTTTTTTTATAAATATTAATGTCGTACTAACAGAATATAAATGACTAAATTAAATCCGAGAATTTATACATATAAAATTACTTTATATCAGAGAAATAGAGGAATAGATAAATCAAATCGAATAAGAATTAAATAACCCCGGCCCCTTTAAGGGTCTTTTTACTAAATACTAAAAGAAAACCTATTTCTAAAAAATATGTCACTTTATAGTCTAACAGAAGCCTATTCGGAAATCTACGATCACCGAAAGGTCGAAGATCTGTTTGATAATCTTCGATTTGTTGATTACATGCAAGATGGAGATATTGAACAAGTAGTCGAAGAACTCGTTTGGGAATTCCGTGATTATGGTAATACCTTAGACGAATCATTTGAAATGCTCTCATTTGCCTCGACCGATGAGGTAATTTGTGAGTCTTACGATGAGCTTATTGAAGATATTCTCACCGAGGCAACTGTTACCAAAGGATCCCAGCGTTCTCAATATGCTGGCTCTGCTCAGGATAGAGTGACTTCTGGTCGTGGTGATATTATGGCCCAACAATCTGCTGCTAAAAAACTAGCCAGAAAGTCTGGTAAGGCGGTTGCGGCTGGCCTGGATGCAGAATCAAAGCAAAGAATGTCAGCTCGCGCCGCACGAGTTGGTAATGCTATTTCTAAGGTTAAATCCAAACTCAGTGGTCCTATTTCTTCTGTAAAACAGTCTATCTCAGGTTCTGCTGGTGGTCTAGGCCGTGCCACTAAGGCTATGGGTGGTAAAGTAGTAGAAAAAGGTAAGGCCATGTTAAAATCGATTCTTCGTCGTGGTGGTAAGGCCATCTATGGTGCTGGAAAGGCAATTGAGGGTAGTGGTAGAGCGGCATCCGCTGCTCCAGCAACCACTAGAACCGCCAAGGTTGGTCGCACCACTGTTACCACTACCACAGAGCCTGGTGGTAGTAAAAGGCAGGCTGTTGGTCGGGCTGTTCGTAAAGTAGGTGTTGCGCTTCAAAGAAAGGCGGGTAAGAAAGATGAGCCCAAAATGAGTCGGGCTGATTATGAGTCTCGTAAGTCCGAAAGAACTACATCTGCCAAGAAAGAAGTGGGTGATGCATTTGCAAAGCCAAAACCAATGCTTGCTCTTCCAGCAAAAACCTCTGGCCAGCCTGCTGTCCAAAGAACAGTTTCGGCTCGTAAACAAGAGGCCGCCAAGAAAATTGCCAAGGCCGCAGAAGGTTCAACTGCTAGGGGAACTCGATTTTCTGGTCCAGGGGCTCGTCTTTCTAGCCAAAGAACCAAGACTGGTTATAAAGAGCGTCTTGCCAAGTTTGCATCTCAACTATCCGAGCAAGATTATAACACTCTAGTTGATTATATTCTTGAGGACATGATTTCAGAAGGTTATGCTTCTGATGTACTAGAAGCTCTTGATCTATTTGAATCATTGACCGAAGATAGTGTAATTGATATTGCACTTGATTATTTTAACGACTGATGATCCACTCTACTGATGTTTATGCTCTTAAGGCCAAATTAAACGGCCTTAAAAATAAACTCCAAAGAGAACAAAATCCACAAAACGAAAAGAACCTCGCTGATGATTACCTCAATGAGGTTCTTTTCCTTGTGGATTCTCTCCTGAAATAACCAGCCCATAAATTCTTTCTACTTCGCTAGAATAAAATTTTCCTTCAATATTAGTATTATAATAGGCCTCATCTAATAAAACATTTCTTTTAAACTGCTCGTATGTCTCATAATAGGACATACTTTTTTTATGAGGGCATAAATACAAAATTTCTCTTTTGAACTTGTTTTCACCTAAAGATTTAACGTCTTCTTTTAGTTGGTCACAACTACCGAAATATTTTCTCCAATCGCTTTCTTTGGTTTGCCGTCTTCCAGTCTTTGCGTTTTTTCTTCTTTCCCAGAAATGTTTTTTACCAATGTACTTCATCCCGTTTTCTATGTTTGTTATTAAGTAAACAAATCCCTCATACTTTTTATCGACCTCATCAAATTCTTGACCGTTAAAATACCACACAAAAACTAAATAGTAATATAGCAGTATTTATGGTCATGAAAATAGAACTTCAGAATTTCTTTAGGTATTATAATCATAATCTATCAAAGCACCGTGCGGCGGTTGATGATTTAGCCAGAGTTTTAGAGCAGAAGGCCCCTGAACTTCTTGAGGACAATGCAAATTGGGTAAGAATTTATAGGGCACCAGAAGAAACCGCAAAACCATCTGGTATCTTATTAAATGTCCCCTGGTACCCGCAAACGGATAATTTCACTTTGCCTGATTCCACTTGTAATTCCTCTGCTTGTGCAATGTGTCTAGAGTTTCTAAAACCCGGATCACTTCCACCTGGACCAAGAGGAGACGACGCTTATTTGAGAAAAGTATTGGCCATTGGTAGCTCTACTGATCATGGTGTTCAGACTAGAGTTTTGAGGAGTTATGGTCTTGAGTCGGTTTTTAGATATGACATGACATTTGCAGATCTTGATAGAGAACTAGAGGCCGGAAGACCAGTTGCGATTGGCATTCTTCATAGAGGACCTGAAAGTGCTCCTACAGGTTCAGGGCATATTATTGTGGTGATTGGAAAAACTGATAAGGGAGACTACGTGGCGAATGATCCATACGGGGATCTTGCGGATGGCTACACTGGAGCCGTATCTAAAGGGAGAGGGGTTGTTTATTCAAGAATAACATTAGAAAAAAGGTGGACCATAAAACATCCTGCTGACGGGTGGGGTAGAGTATTTCTATCATAAATAGAAGTGCCTGTAATTGACTTGCATCTTTCCAGGTTGGGAGGTATTTTTACCTCCCTTTCAAGTATAAACTTTTATAAATAGTAGTGCAAGTCAATTTATAAAGCAAATGATTACTTATATTGCCAGAAATACTATGAATGGAAAATTTTATATTGGAAGTACTATTAATTTCAATAGAAGAAAAAATGAACATCTAAAATCTAATTCTAATTATCCTTTTCATATAGCATTAAGAAAAACCCCAGATTGTTTTGAATGGGAAGTAATAGAAGACGATAGTGAAGAAAGAATTCTTGAACAATCTTTATTAGATATGTGGTATGGTAAAGAAATGTGTTATAATTTGAGTCCTACTGCCAACTGTCCTTCAACAAATTTTGAGGCAAATTATAAAATTGGAATGAGAGTTAAAGAATTAAAACTTGGATTTCATAATCCAGAATATATAAATTCTTTTGACCATAAAAAAATGCTACATGAAACTGGAAAAAAATGTTTTGAAAATGAAATTGGAATTCATAGTAAAGAATATAAAAAATCAGATAAACCGAAAATGGTCGGTAGAATGGTAGGTTTAGTAATTGGAAAACAAAATTATGAGAATAAAATTGGAATCTTTAGCCCAGAGTACAGAAATTCTCAAAAATTTATAGATGATAATAAAAAAAGAATAGAAAGATCAAAAGAAGTTTGTAGTAAATCAATAATTATTATTAGTCCTAATGGAGACAAATTTATTTTTTATTCTATGCAGGAAGCCGAACGAAAACTAGGTATTAAAAATCAAACAGTTTCTAGACTTGCTAAAAGAGGAACTCCAGCCACAAGAGGAAAATGGAAAGGGTGGAGAGTAATGTATAATACGGAGAACGATAAATGAATATTAAATTCACTGATGCTGCCAAGTTTTATAAAGAACTCCCACATCAAGTAGATGCATGGAATTTTCTCCAGGCATCTATTCATAAAGAGATTTTAGACGAGTTTTCAAGACGTTTTAGAAATGAAAAAGTAGAACCGACACTTGAAGGACTACCAGAACCTGGAATTAAACTTATCAAGGAATTTGAGGGGTGTCATCTCAAAGCATATTATGATCCCCTCACAAATTCTCTCCCAATTACAATCGGATGGGGCAGCACTCGTAGAAAAGACGGAACTCGTTTTATGATCGGGAACACTATCACCCAAGATGAGGCAGATGATCTTCTATACTTCCAGCTTCGCCGTGAGTTTTTACCTTCTCTACAGAAAATTCCTTATTGGAATGAAATGAGTGAGAATCAGCAAGGAGCACTTTTATCTTTCGCTTATAATTTAGGTGCTAATTTTTATGGCTCTTCTGGTTTTAATACAATTTCTAAAAACCTGAGAGAAAAAGATTGGAAAGCAATTCCTAAAACTTTAGAACTTTATAGGAATCCAGGTAGTTCTGTTGAAGCAGGATTGTTGCGCAGAAGAATTGCCGAAGGAAAATTGTGGATGGAAGGTCTCTAATGTCCGTTTCAGAAGTAGTCAGATTTAGGATTTTTAAGGGAACGGATTTTGATGAACCCTTTCAATTATTTCAAAAATCTCAAATAAAAACTCCTATTAACCTCACGGGTTGTACTGTTATTGCAAGGATAAAGAAATTCCCGACTTCTCCTACTTTTGAAACGTTCAGTATCGTTTATGTTAATAGGGCACAAGGTCAAATAAAATTAACCATGGATAACCTAGTAACTTCTGACCTAATAGAGGGCCGGAATTATTTTGATATTTTTGTTGTTTATCCAGATGAGTCTGTAAAATTAGAAACAAAAGGAACTTGTCTAGTAGAAGAAACTTCTTATGTTAATTAGACTCATTCTTCTTAATCCACTCCTTTAATTCACAAACATAAGACCTTAACTGATTCGCTTTTTCCAGGTGCCATAAATCGCCACTTTTAAAATACTCTCTATTGTGGTTGTCGATGGCCTTCAGCAAATTATGAATCGGGGTGTTCCAGTCTTTTCTAGAATCAGTGTCAAATTCTCTTGGCATTATTTACCTTTCATCTATTTTTGTTTTTAAGGCGATAATAGTGGTCAGAAGTGTGAGCAAGACCTCATAACCCCTTCTTTCTGATTCTTTGCAATCTAGAGGTGGTGGATTTTTAAGCCCGCCCATTACGTTGGCCCTATTAATGGAACCAGGCACCAGGAAATTACATGAAACAAAATTAATTCCAATAAATCCTATTAATGATAAACAAATTACGAAAATTAAATTTGTTAATGTCTTTTTTTTGTTATCCATTATAGGAAACTTCTTTTAAGTATTTAGATTTTTCACTAAATAATCAAGGTCTGTTAATTTTAAATGCGACTGTACCAAACGTCTCAAGATTTATTGTTTAACCTGGAAGCAACAACAAGTTCAGAAGCAAGGAAAAAATGGAGAGAGTCAATAAAAGAAGAATGGAATTACGAATGCGCCTATTGTGGTTCCTCTGAAAACTTGACATTAGACCACATAACACCTAGAATTAAAGGTGGATCTGATCGAATTACCAATATTGTTTGTGCCTGCAACAAATGTAATCATTCTAAAGGCCATCAATTTTGGTCTGATTGGTATTTACAGCAAGACTTTTTCACAACAGACAGACTGTCTGAAATTATTAACTGGCAAAATGGAAGACGATAGTACAATGCTCCAGGCACTAAATGAGGTGTCTGGAGCGATTATTGGTTATTTGGCAATCATTATACCGCTACTCGCACTGCTCTAATGGACAAAAAGCAAACTGACCACTCATTGCACAATTGTTTGTTTTTTGTGTTATTATTTGGTTTCGTTGCATTATGTACCATGTCCGAATTACGTTACCAGATTTCTCGTCTTTGGCTACCTTTCCAATATTGGGGTCAGCTCATGTATTCTTATGATATTAGTACCAGGGAATATTTTTATTCATTGATTAATGGTAAATCGTGATTCAAAAAAGTCATCTAAAAAAAAGTATTCTTGATCAGGCCATTGCCGTTGCCATGGCCTCGGATGCCCCTAAGAAAATGGGAGCCATTCTTCTTAAGAGAAATAAAATCATTTCGGCTGCGGTTAATGATTATGAAAAGACCCATCCGGTTCAGTATTGGGCCGCTCAAAATGCTGCCAAGATCTTCAATGATGATTCTCTTGCAAAAAAGGTATTTTGTCATTGTGAGATAAATTGTCTAATTAAGGCAAAAGAGACCGCTGATACTATTGTTGTTTGCCGTGTTGGTGGTCATGGCAAGAAATACATAAGAAATGCCAGACCCTGTAAATTGTGTTCGGTTTTTCTTATAAAGAATAAAATTTATAATATCCATTATTCCACCGATAATGGATTCGTTTATGAAAACTGGGAGGATTAAAATGTCACTTATTTCACAAAAAGATCGAAAACTTGCTATTGAGGCCTTGGAGTCTTATGCATATAAGTTCGATCTATCACAAGAAAAACGGATGGAGCTAAATGCCTTGATCAATTGGATTAAGTTAGAAATTTATAAGAACGAGCCGGTTTAAGAACTGGCACATACGCCTTACTTTAGGATTTATCTGTGCTATATACTATGGATGTGGGATAGACCACGCCAAACTTAAAATTCTAAGGAGTTTAGAATCATGAAAAAATACGACGCAATTGTTTTTATTGGAAGATTTCAGCCTTTTCATAATGCTCATCTAGAAATTGTAAAAAGAGCATATGAACTGACTGATAATCTCATTATGATTATTGGTTCTCAGTATAAACCAGTAACCTACAAAAATCCATTTCAAATTTCTCTTGAGCACCTGAATACTCATAGTTACTGGTCTGCCTTGAGGCAATCCATTTTAGAAGTGACTTCAGAAGAAGCTCCACTAGAAATTGAAATTCAAGAAGATATTTATGGTGATACCAAGTGGTGTAATGAAGTTCAAGAAAAGGTAAAATATTGTCTTGAGACTATTTCACCATCTGCTAATGTTGGTATCATCGGTTGTGAAAAAGACGAGACTTCTTATTACCTGAAGATGTTTCCACAATGGGAACTAATTGAGGTTCCTCTTGAGCAAAATCTAAGTGCAACTCAGATCAGGGAACTCTACTTTGTAGAAGAACCGAATATGGACTTTGTGAAAAGTGTTGTTCCAGAACAAATCTTCAACTATCTTGATAGTATGAAGAGTTCTGAATGGCATAATCATATCGTAAATGAGCGTAGATTTGTCGAGAAATATAAGTCTCAGTATGCTTCCTTGCCCTGGCCACCAATTTTTGTTACAGTAGATTCTGTAGTGTTTCAATCTGGTCATGTCTTGATGGTCCGTAGAAATGCCTATCCTGGAAAGGGCCTGATTGCCTTGCCAGGCGGTTTTCTAGACGCAAACACCGATTCCTCCCTAGAAGATGCTATGATTCGAGAACTCCGAGAGGAAACCGGACTTAAGGTTCCTTCTCCGGTTCTTCGTGGATGTATTAAAAATACTCATGTATTTGATGATATTTATAGAAGCAGCCGAGGGCGAACAATTACTCATGCCTTTAATATTGTTCTTCCTGATGGAGAACTTCCAAGAGTAAAAGGTGGTTCTGATGCTGATAAGGCATTCTGGATTCCTTTCTCTGAACTTGACCCAAGAGAGTGCTTTGAAGACCATTATCAAATTATTCGATATTTTATATGAAAACTATCAAAGGAGATCTAATTAAACTTGCCGAAAAAGGTAATTTTGATATTATTATTCAAGGTTGTAACTGCTATAATGTTATGGGTGGGGGGTTGGCAAAACAACTTGCAGACCGATATCCCAAAGTAAAACAAGCGGATATGTGTACAACTAGGGGGGATAAATTAAAGTTGGGTAGGTTTACTATGGCTCAAATAAACACAGGAAAAACAATTTTTACTGTGATAAATGCCTACACTCAGTATGAAATGAGTAATACTAAAGATGTATTTGAATATGGTGCCTTTGAAAAATTCTTAGAGTTATTTTCTAAATGTGTCCCTGATTATACACGGGGACCACATAGAAAAGTAAGCATTGGATTCCCTCAAATTGGCGCTGGACTTGCTGGTGGTGATTGGAGTAGAATTTCCAAAATGATTGAAAAGTTTTCAGAAGACGTTTCTGATTATGCTGATGTCACAGTAGTAGAATATCAACCTTGAGGTAAAAAATTATGCCATGCTTTACACCGGAACCTACGCAAGAAGAAATTAAACTCGAACAAAAAAGTAATAACAATAAAAAATATGGAATTAATAAAACTAATTCTGAATTAATTACATATTTGTTGAATATGTGTTGTGAAATGGGGGAAGTAATTTTTGAGCTTCATATGCAACATAGACTATCTAATGATACTTTGGCATGGTATCAGCAACATAGAGATAGAGATGATAAGGTAAAGGAAATTCAAACTGAATTATCTAAATTAGCCTTAAAAAAAGAAAGTCTTGAGCGAGAACTTAAGGCATTGAATGCTTGACAGGTGTTAAAGTCACAAAAACACAATCAGGCGATAGACGCCGAAATTAAACCTATTTTAAGGAGTTTAAAATGGACCTAAACAAAAATTTACTGCTCAATTCGGATTCTTACAAGTATTCGCAGTTTAATCAATATCCCCCACAGACGGAAGGTGTATTTTCTTACATTGAAAGTCGTGGTGGTCATCACGATGAAACTCTCTTCTTTGGTCTTCAGATGTTTCTAAAAGACTATCTGATGAAGCCAATTAGAATGGAAGATATTGATATTGCCGAGGCAATTATTCAGGCTCACGGTGAACCATTCTACCGTGGTGGTTGGGAATACATCGTCAAAAAGCACGGTGGACATCTCCCCGTAAGAATCAAGGCTGTCCCTGAAGGAATGGTAATTCCTGTCAAGAATGTTTTGCTTACAATTGAAAATACCGACCCAAATTGCTACTGGTTGACTAGTTTCTTAGAGACTGCTCTACTTCGCTCGATTTGGTATCCGACGACAGTTGCGAGTAATTCTTATAATTCTAAGAAACTTATTCTCAATTATCTTATCCGCAATGGAGACCCAAATCTTATTGATTTTAAACTTCATGATTTTGGTGCTTAACTCGGGCACCTAACTTTGTGAATTGCTGGAACCCCTAAGTTGTTTATACAATATGGAAATCAGCAGCCAAGACTACTATTAGTAGTAAGGTTCAGAGGCCATCGAAAGGGTTATTATTAATAACACTAAGTAGAGTACACTCAAGCGAGTGGAAGCGCAAAGACAGTAAAAAATACTGTAAGATATGGTCCAATCTTTATCGAAAGATAAAGCAGTTCGTATTCAACATAAATACTTCTAGACCAAAATCATAAAATATTTATGTTAAAATTATTAGAAACCGTACCTAGTTTAGAAACATTTAGAGGCTATTCAATTTCTGATGATGGAAGAATTTTTTCTCATAAGACTAATAAATTTTTAAAACCATCCATAAGAATGGGAAATGGGTGTGCTTATGAAAGAATTGGTTTGACAGATTCAAATAGAGTCCGTAAAACATTTTCAATTCATAGACTCGTTTGCATAGCTTTTAAATACAATCCCAATCATTTAAATTTAACTGTAAATCATATAGATGAAAATACTTTTAATAATCGTATTGAAAATCTAGAATGGTTAACAATTGGAGAAAATATTAGATACTCTAAAGCAAATAAAACTTATGTTGGGGATCCTGATAAACTTACAACAGAGTTTAATGAGGGTGACTACACAGTAAAAGAATTTGCCGAAAAGTATAATACTCCTTTAAATACTATGTGGGATATTTTAAATAAACTAAGTTCAACACAAAACAACAGAAAAAGAAGAGTATTTAATAAAGAGCTACGACTAGAAATTGCTTTAATGAGAAAATCAGGAAAGTCATTGAAAGAAGTTGCCAAATACTTTAATTGTTCTGAATCTATGGTTTCTAAGGTGTTTGATGAATACGAACGGGGTGTGTTTAGCGACCACACTTGAATAACTCCGCGAGGAGTATCTTCTTTAGAATCCGCAGGAATTGGTGGACTAGCTCACCTAGTCAACTTTAAAGGAACTGATACTGTTGCGGCACTTCTTTATGGTAAAGAATTTTAT